AACTATTTAGATCTTTATATTGACAAAAACATTCCAACCGAACAAATCTCTGAGGCTGTTAGCAACATTAAAGCTGCAAAACAAGTTGCTCAAATCCGTCAAATCGTTGGACTGACAGAAGAATTTCTTGATTCTGAAGTAAAAGAAGCTTTGCTTGACGGCAAAAAGACCATTGATTCTCTTAGAAACGAATTAAATGAAGCAGTGCAGCAAAACGTAGAACTCTTAAATAGAACAAACAAGGCAGAATCCTTTATTCTTTTAGAACAAAAGACTCAAGACATGCCATCCACCAAAAAACAATTCGTTAACAAACTTCTATCAAACAAATCTCCAGAATACATCAACGAAAATTTCCAATATGTAATCGAAATGTTTGAAAGAGAATCTCAAGCAGAAGTAGACGAAGTAAAAGAATCAGTCAAAAAACAATTTATCAAAACCCCTCAAGTTGACCGTCCTGAGATCATCGAGGAACAAAAAGAATTTAACAATGAGATTGAGCGCAACAGCACTTCAGGTGAAGGCGTCAGCGGCTATCTGAACGAGATGAAGAAAATTAGTGGAAATCGTTTCACTAGATAACCCTTCATTTTACATAAACAAAGGAGACAAAAAAAACTATGGCTAACCTAATGCACATTAACAAAGATTATGCACAAAACCTTGTCGAGAAGTGGGCACCAGTGCTCGACTTCAAGTCAGATAAAGTTGCAGAGATCTCTAACGAAACAACACGTTTAAACACCGCTATCCTTCTTGAAAACCAAGAAAAGTGGTGCTTACGCGAAGGCAACACTGCCGCAAGCGGCGGAGTTTTCGGAGCCCACGAGCCAACCGCTCAAGTCCGCTCTGGAGACAACTACGCTTCAGGTGATGCTCGCTTACCAAAAGTTCTAATCCCAATGATTCGCCGTACATTCCCTGAACTCATCACAAATGAGATCGTTGGTGTACAGCCAATGACTGGTCCAGTTGGTCTTGCTTTTGCTATGCGCTACAAATATGACGACACCGCTCTCGGTGATTCTGGTTCTAATTGTGGCGATGGCGTTGCTTGCGCTGCTGGTGGAACAGGTCCTGCTAGAGCTATTTCAAGTGGTAAAGAAATTGGTTACAACTACCTCAACACAGCCTTTACTGGACAATCGTCCGACCAACTCGCCGGCCTTGCTGGCGTATGGGATGGCCTTGCTGAAGACAGTGGTGTAGGCGCTTTCTTGAGCCAATTTGAGCTCAGCACAAAGATCCCACAGGTAACTGTTTCGTTCGAAAAGACTGCAGTCGAAGCTCTCACACGTAGACTCGCTGCTAAATGGTCTGTTGAACTCGAGCAAGATCTTAAAAACATGAATGGTATCGACATCGATACTGAGCTTACTAACGCTATGTCTTATGAGATCCAGGCTGAAATCGACCGCGAGATGATCGCTCGTATGATTCAAGTCTGTCTCAATGCTGGCGCTGGTGTTGGTTATTCTACCTGGTCTGCCGTTTCTGCTGATGCTCGTTGGTCTGGAGAACGCGCTCGTGACTTCTACAACCGCTTGGTTGTTGAAGCCAACCGTGTCGCTATTCGCAACCGCCGTGGTGCTGCTAATTTCATTATTGCTACACCTCGTATTTGCGCAATTCTCGAGACTCTTCCGAACTTCACATGGATGCCAGTCAATGGTAACGTAAACACCCAGCCTGTTGGTATTGCTAAGGTCGGGTCTGTAGGCGGACGTTTCCAGATTTATCGTGACACTCGTACAGAAGCTCAGCTGAACAACAAGGGATATTCCTCTAACAAGGACTTCCCAAGTGGTATGTATGGCACTCAAAGAGCTAAACCTGTCGATTACGCACTTCTTGGTTACAAGGGTGCTGAATATTACGATTCTGGTATCGTTTATTGCCCATACATTCCTGTTATGGTTCAACGCACAATTGGTCCAAATGACTTCGCTCCAAGAGTCGGTCTGCTCACCCGTTACGGTGTAGTCGATCACATCTTCGGTGCTAGCTTGTATTATCACTTGATAATTTGTACAGGCCTTGGATCAGCGTTCAAACCTGGCGAAGCTGCAATTTACCTCTAAAAGGTTGCGTACTACAGCTAATCGGAAACCCGGTCGAAAGACCGG